TATCTATTAATTCGTCGTAGTTGGGAAGGTTTTTTTACAGAACAAAATGGTATTAATCAATTAGACGCAATAATTTATATTAATTTAGAAGCAAGAAATGACCGTAAAGACTTAGTATTGAAAGAATTAGAAAAATTAAATACCGATATGAGTAAAGTCTATAAAGTAAGTGGTGTTTATATGCCTAAAAATGGTCATAAAGGGTGTATTCAATCTCATATTCTTGCTCTTAATATGATTAAATTAAATAATTGGAATAGAGTATTAATTTTAGAAGATGATGCTGAATTAAATATATCTCCAGAAACAATGAATAATGTTATTAATAAATCTTTAACTGAACTTGATACTCATTATCCTGATTGGAATGTTATTATGTTAGCCACTGCTAATAAAGTGCTTGATAAAGATTATAATAAACTAAATAAACTTAAGAATAATAATAATAATAATAATAATACTAAACCATTACCTATAGATTTAGGATTAGTTTTTGAAGAAGAAAAGAAAGAAGAAAAGAAAGAAGTTATACCTTTAAATATTGAAAAATTAAAATCAGCAACAACGTCATCGGCATATATTGTAAAAAAAGATTATGTTAATCATATTTTAGATTTATTTAATCATTGTAATAATAATATGTCTCCTAAAAATATGACAAGTGAAGGTTATGAACATTGGGCGTTAGACCAAAGATGGGCTGAAATTCAAGGAAAAGATAATTGGTTTTGTATTAATAAAGACCCAATTAAACAAAGAAGTATCTGGAGCACTATACAATCTGATGTTGGTAAAAAATAATAAAAAAATAATAAAAAATAATAATATAATAATAAAAAAATAATAATAAAAAATTAATAAGTATTGTAATTATTATTAATCATCTTATGCTTTATGTCTAATTAATTTTAATTCTGGAACACCACTTTTTTTACCTAAATGTAATTTGGTTATAATAGGATATTTATTATGTAAATATTGAACTGATTTAAGTGCTTCTTCTTTTCTATTTTTACCTTCATTTTGCATTCCACCTTTATTTTTATAATATTTAGTTTCTATACCAATATTATTAAAGCGTAATACTTTACCATCCATAGTCCAATATTGTAATGTGCGTTCTGTATTTTCTTTTTCATCTATAGTTAATTCTAAATCAGGATGATGTCTATTAATCATACCCCACATTGGTCCAACAATAAAACGTAAATCAGTTGTAATTGTATTAGTCATAAAATGTGAATTGGCTAATGGATAGACACCCCATAAAAATATAGTATTTGTTTGACACAAAAGAAATGCTTTTTTAATAAATGTATCTAGATTAGAAATAGGTTCTATTGTTTTTTTACCATTTTCAACATTAAGTTGAACTATTTTTTCTAAGTCATCATCCATTTGAACAATATGTGTTCCTTCAGGATAATAATTACTAATATAATTACGTTGATTTTTTAATCCTTTAACACCAATAATTAATTTATTATATAATTGTTTAGGTATTTTAGATTTATATAAATCATATTGTTCTCTATTTGCTACAAAAATAACAATATGACTTGACTTTATAGTATGTTTTTTTAATAAAGATAATGTTTTTTGTTGAATAAGTTCTGGACGATTATAACTTGGTATAACAATTATGTATTTGTTTTGTTTATTTGATAATTTAGAATATTTTTTTGTTTTTAGTTTTTTACTTGTTGTTCTAGAATGTTTCTTACTTGTTGTTTTAGAATATTGTTTTGTTTTTTGTTTTTTAGTTTTTTTAGTTTTTATAGTTTGAATTAATTTATGTAGTTGATTATTATTATTATTTAATTTATTATTTATGATAAATTTATTTGTTATTTTATTATTAATATCTGCCATTGTTTGAAATTTTAAATTAATATAAAATATTGTTTATTTAATTAATTACTATAAATAATAGATAAAATAAGTTTAGTAATATTTGTAATATTGTAATTATAAAGTAATTAATAATTTATTTTTTTAATAATTTAATAATTTAATTATTTAATTAATAATGAATAATAAAAAAGTAAAAATGAATATAAATAGGTATTAAATTTAAACATAGTAATTTAGTTTATTAATTACATAAATTAATTAATTTATTGGTCGGTTGAGTTAATTTCAAGAGGACGACGGTTAATATCAGGGTCAATAGTAGTTTGCATCCAGGGGCTGACTTTAACTTGGGGATTAGTGGGTTCGCTACGGAGTTGGCGATTGGCATTACGAAGACTTTGTCCAACAGTGTTAATACCAATATGGAAACCAGAGGTTAAAAAGTTTTGGTCGGCAAGACTACCTTGTCCGGAGGGACTGACTTGAGCCCAAAGAGAATTAGCATCATTAGGGAGAAGGTCATTAGGATCTAAAACATCTTTAGGGAAACATTCAGAAGGAAGTTGGTTCATTTGAACACCATTTTCTTCATCTTGAAGAGGTTGAGGTTGTTCATTTTGACCAGTTGCTTCACTACCATCAACATCGGTAAATTCAGATCTAACATAAACTTGTTCAGCAGGTGCAGGAACATCAGTGAAGTTTTCAATATGGTTAGTCATAGGAGCATTATTGCGATGATTCATATGAGGTTGAGTATTTGGCATTTCATTAGTCATAAATAAATAACCAAGAGCAATAATTGCTAATACAGCTAAAATAATAATACCAGTTTTTTCAGACATGATTTAATTTATAGTTCTCTATTATATAATTATAATATTTTTTTATTAGAAAAATACGTAAAATATTTTTTTATATATTAATATTGTAATCTATTTTATTTTTAAAAAAATAATTAATTAAATTAAAATTAATAAATTAAAATTAATAAATTAAAATTAATAAATTAAAATTAATAAATAAATTGAAATAATTGAAATAATTGAAATAATTGAAATAATTGAAATAATAAAAATAATTAAAATAAATTGAAATAATAAAAATAATTAAAATAATTGAAATAATAAAAATTATATTTATATATGTATTGATAAAATTATATAAAATAATAAATAAAATATATAATAAACTATCTAAAATAATAAACTATTGAAAATAATAAACTATAGAAAATAAAAAATTAATAAATAAATATAAATTTAATTATTTGATTTTGATTTAGAGTTGGATTTTTTAGATGTTTTTGTTTTACGTTTAGTTGATTTTCTCTTTATTTTTTTACGTTTAGTTGATTTTCTCTTTATTGTTTTACGTTTAGTAGATTTACTTTTTTTATTATTAGAATGAGATTGAGATAATGAAGTTCTTGGTATCATATAATGTTTAACGTCTCCATTTTTCATTTCGTTAATTACAATAAAAGGGTTTAATGAATTATTAATAACTTTTTTACCTTCAGAATGAGTTTCACCATTTTGGGTAATACTTGAGAAAGAACTTGAACTTTTAAAGGTTCTATTAAAGACTTGAGGTTTAGAAGAATGTTTAGAAGTTGTTTTATTTTTTCTGTCTATTGTCATTAGTTGTGCTGGAAGATTATTTCTAGATTTACTAAAAGTATGTTTGTTTCTAGAATGACTTAAAGAATTAATAACATTTATAATATTTTGGTAAGGATTAGTTGTTTCTTTTGTTTTAGTTGTTTTTGTTTTTTTAGTTCTAGGCATTGTATTTTTAGTAATACTTTAATTAAATTATAGTTTATTTATTATATTAATTAAATATAATTATTTATTTGAAAATATGAAAAATAAAAGAAAAATAATCATTTGAGTTATAATAGTTTTTTAATTATAATAGTTTTTTAGTTTTACTTGTAAATAAATTCTTTTTATTTTTATTTAGTTTTTTAAGAGTTGTAAAACGTTTTATTTTATTTATAGTTTTTAAATGTTTTATATCTTTTAATTTAAATTTTTTAGTTAATCTAGATGGATAATAAAAATAACCACCACTTTTAGTGTCTATACCTTGTGTTGTTGAAGAAATACTTTGAGCAAATTCAAGAGTATCATATTCAGCATCACATAATAAATTTAAATTATTATTTAGATTTTTGTTAGAGTTAGTATTTAAACTATTACTAATATTAAAACTATCAGTACCAGTTGATAATGTTGAATCATCTCTAAATATTTTAATATTTGTAAACATAATGAATAATCCTTTTTCTTTATTTTGCTTCTGTCCTGCTCCTTCTCCTNCTCCTTCTCCTTCTCCTTCTCCTGAAGTTATAACTACACCTTTACTTTTACCTTCTTGTGTTTTAAATAAATCTAATGTATATTCGTTATTTTCACTATTTTTATATGATTTTATTTGTAAATTATTTAATATATGATTTTGTTGTGCTAAATGTTGTAATATAGATAATAATTTAAATTCATTCATTTTACCTATATCAATTGTTTCTTCAAGAATAATACCTTCACGTTCTCCACTACTTTCTATTATAGTTGTTTTTTTAATATACGATTTAGAAGTATTTAGTAAATTTTTACATTCGTTTTCACTTTCACAGGAATATTTTTTCTTTTCATCTGTTTGGTTTTTATTATATTTTTCTATTTGATTTGTATTTGAAAGAAAAAAGAATTTTAAGTGTTCTAGAGTTGTTACTATTGCCGAGCCTTGTTTTACAATAAAATTAACATATTTATAAATAAAGAATAATAAACATCCATATATATTATTATCAGAACCTTTATTTTGAAGAATATTATTCATAATAAATATAAAATATCTAATTAATGGATGATCTACTTCTTTTCCATTTTTTGTAGATTTTTTATGTCTATAAAAAGATTTATATTTATTATTTAATTTACTAGCAATTGTATCTTCACTATCATCAACTAATACTCTAAAATCATAAAGTTCATTTTTGTCATTAAAGTTATTTTTATCTGTAATATTTAGTTTCCATTTTGGTTTATTTGGCTTATCATCAAAAAATATTTCAAATACTCTTTCTATATTATTTTTATCATCTTCATTATCTTTATAAATAATTTTGTCATCAGGTTTATTTGTTTGTTCTATATTTTCTAAAGTAAAATATCTATATTCATTTTCATTTTCTGTTTCAGTTGTTGTTTTTTTATCTTTTTTTCTTAATATAACTGTATTAATAAAATGTTGGCATATTTTTTTAATAATTTCAGGTGTAAGTAATTTAATTGTTTTACCAATATGTGTTTCATCTAAATCAAAAATAGATTTTACAGATAAACCATTTAAAAATAATGTTATTTCCATAGAAAGATTAGCAATGTTTTCGTATGTAATATCTATAATTGGTATTGTGTTAACAAAGTTAATTTTTGTAATTAATGAATTTTTAAAATAAGCAATATGTGGTATATTTTCTTTTAATTCTGTAGGTGAATAGTCTTTAATAAATTTTTTATACTCTTCTATTTTTGTATTATCTATTAATGTTATACTTGTAGGTTTATATTTTTCATCATATGTAGTTGTATAAGCATCATTAAATTCTTTTTGACCAGTAGGTTTTTTAGGATTTTTTTCACTTGTTTTTGTTTCATTTATTTTTATTTTTTTAACATCTTCAAATGTTGTTTTACCAAAAAATTCAGTTCTAATTCTAACTGTATTTTCAGTTCCAGGCATATCAAAAAAAATCATTTTTGCTCCATTTGTTAAATGTAATGTAATTTGTAAAAAACTTCTGCTACTATCATCATTATTAGGTGTTGCACAAATTCTTAAATGGTTTCTACGGTATGTTTCCAAATCTTGTATTCTCGTTTTTATAGTTTGAAAGTTTAATTTGACTTTTTCTGTTATGCTATTATAGTTTTTATTTTGTTCATAATGTCCTTCTACATATAATTCTTTTGCTTTTTCATCTATAATTTCTTCACAAAATATTTTAACTTTATTTTCTGTATTACTATTATCATCTTTTGAAATACCTAAAGGATAAATATCAAGAAATTCAACTTTACTTATAAATTCGCTATTATCTTTCATAAATTGTTCTAATAATGAAGGGTCGTAGCGTTCTCCCTGACTTCCTTCTAATAAAGTATAGGTTTTACCTGAACCTGAAAAACCATAACCAAATAATACAACATTACCACCTTTATTTAATTTAGTAATTAAATCTTCAGAATTATTATTTGAATATGTTATTTTACCTTTATTTTTAGATATATCTGTGATTTCTTTAATATCCCCTAATTTTAATGTAGGTTTTTTATTTTTATCATTTACAACATTTAATGGTGCTGATGGGTCTTGTATTTTATTTAATCCAAATAAATAATAATATATATCAAAATTATTATAATTTGGTGTATAAATTGAAGAAAATGGTCCATATGTTTTTTTATAATTTGTATTTTTTGCTTTACACGCATTACCTAAAGTAATTTTACCATCACTTTCACTAATATTTATAATATCTTGATAGGTATAACCTCCTGTCATTGAAG